CAGCCTCAGTCAGGTCTTTTCTTTTATTTCTTTGATATAAAAAACTACCACCAATTAAAGCAATGGCAGCTACTCCAGATCTTCTGACATTTTTACTTTCAAGAAGTTTTTTTAATTCACCACCTTGAAATGATTCAGTTATTCTTTTATACGGGCTTCTTGCGATTGGGCCGACTGCATCATCAGCATCCATGCCACCTAATTGTTCAGCTAGTCTAGCTGCATCTTCTGTAGCTGGTCCAGCAAATGTTTCAGACCCAGTTATTTCTGCTAGCTGTCTCTCTACTTCGGCAGACGCTTCTTTTAGTTGTATTGTTTTTAAAGCTTGGTTAGCAGAAAGGGAATCTATTGGTTCCCCCTTTAGGTGCCCAAGTGCAGTTTGAGTTCTTGCTCTTAGTCTCATAAAATCAAATAGCTCTGGGGCCATTCTTCTTTCACCATCTTTTAGACTTCTATCAAACCTTACAAATTCTCCAGCTTCTCTTGGTGTAAGCTTTGACAGATCTTCTGACCCACTCCCTTTGTGATCTCTATATAGTTGTTGCACATAATCAAAATGTTCGGTGTTGGTAGATTGAGAGAGAATACCTCTACGTTGCAAAGCTAAACTATATATACTCATCATCTGATCTTCAGCACCTATTTGACCAAGTTGAGTAAATAAATTTCTGCCTTGTTGGCCGTATATAGAAACCATTTCTGATTCAAGAGTATCCATAATATCTAAAAGATTACCAGATGGATAATTATCCCTAATTGCTCTTAAGCTTGTTGACATTTGCATAGCTGCCATTGATTTTAGTTGTGCTCTTCTTGCCACGTTACCTTCTGAAAGCTTTTTACCTGCCCTTATTGCGATTGACTCCTCTGCCCCTATCTCTTCTATTTCGCTAAATATACTTGACATTTCTGGACGACGTAAGAAATCCCTTGAAATTTTCCTATATTCAGCTACACCTATTGCTTTTTGTGATCTTGCAGCTAATCTATTTCTTACTTGATCATTAGCTGCTTGCCTAACTTCTTCTGCAATTGAAATATCAAATGCTTTTGAGGTATTAGCATATTCGTCATATGCTGGTGTTCCTGGTTGTAATAGCATCGATTCATCAAATTCGTCTCTACCCATAGCTCTTAATCTTTTAATCTCGTCCATTACTCTTTTTCTTTGAGAAATTGGTACGTTGCCTTTTGCATCTCTTAAGTAGTCGACCATCCCACTTAAAATGCTCATTCTATTAGCTGCTCGGTCTTCTGAACCTTTCATTCTTTCGGCAAAAGCAACTGGATCAAAGCCTACTAATTCTCCAGATGTTTTTCCAGCTGCCATAGCAGCTGCCCTAGCATAACCTACGAACTTGCCAGACTGTTCTATGCCTGCCTCAAGAACATCTCCGATATCAAAGCTTGAGACTGTATATGCAGTTGGTGCAGCACCAGCAATTTTCATCCCCCTTCTTTCTCCTATTCTTGCCAAAGCTTCATAGGCACTCATGACAGATGATCTTTCTTGTTCGGTCAAATTATCTTTTAGCACTTCTGCTAATGGCCTAACAACATTTCCACCACTTACTTGCTTCACTAAGTCAACAACATTAGAAGGGGCTATTGTTCCAATTCCATACCTAGCACTAACTCTTTTACTAATTTCTGCAGCTTGAGAACCAAACTGTTCAAATAAACCTCCCCTTTTAATTGCATCATCAATCATATTTTGTGAAGATGCAACGATTGCTGCTCTGTTGGATGAAACTCCAATTGTATTTCTGACTTCAGAAGATGCTAATGCTTTTAATGATTGCATTTCGTTTAATTGCTCAATAGCAAAAGTTCCAATTTGCTTAGCGTCTTGTGGACTTAAGCCACCTACGCTGTACGTGCCCTTCATAAAAGGACCTAGTTGTTCTAAGGTTAATTTACTTGCACCAGGTGGTAGTTGACTATTCACCAATCTTAAAGTTTCTGCCATTGTTTCTTCTGCTGGAGCAGATTGAATCATAAATTCTGAAACATTTTTTAAAGAATAAGGTGCTGATTGTTCTGGACCAAGAGACTTTGCTACCTGTACTGTCATACCAGTGGCTCTATCTATTGCATTTCTTCCTCTTATCGAAGCACTGCCTAGGCTAGATAGTGTTGACAAAGTAGTGTCTGACATTTGCGGAATTGGAGAACCTATTGCGAGTCTTGCGGCTCTTGTTATCATTGCCTCTGCAATAAGGTATTCATCTTGAGTTTTTAAAAGGGCACTTCCTCTTGTACTCTTAAAACCAAATGTTCCATTTTTTTGTGCTAACATAATTCTTGCTTGACTATAGGTGCTATCTATAGCATCCGGATTTAATCCTTGGTCAATAAATTCTTGTCTAGCTTCATCACTTATAATTTCAGTTGAAAAACTTTCAAGCATTTTTTTATTTGTAGCACGTGTTCCTTGAAAAAAAGATTGAAATGTTTCAGCGTGGCTGAGATTTGGAGCAGTGTAGAATGTTTCTTGTAGTCCCTTAGGGTCTCTTTCTATCATTTGAAGTATTCTTGTTTTACCATTTTCATCAACGTATGTTCTTAAAGACTTAATTGCTTTATCGTCCAAGTCGAACGTCGATAAAGCGCCTTTTTGTTGCGACGCATTGATGCCACTAATCATCATCTTATCACCCTTCATTGCTGACTGAATGACAGGAACATTCACAACAGATCCGTCTTTCAATTTTGCCTTACGGACTTCCATACCCTCTTCGAATATGCCCGGTATATTTTCTCCTTCTGATTCAAATGTTCTTATGTCGCTTCTACTTGAGAATGGAAGCGCCAAATTAATTTGATCGTCCTTGATCCTAAAGGCTTGTCTAGCGTTGTTGTTTCTTATTCTGTTAACTAACTGTGGTATTGATTTTGGATCGTTACCCTGTTGTAATAGGTCAAATATTTGTTGAATTTCTGCTCTGTTTCTTTTTGCTAGAGCAGTGTCTGATGCGTTAAGTAGGCTTTCGTCTAAGTCGGTTCCTACAATTTTTGGTGTTGTTCTTCTAGTGCCTTTCGAGGTAATCAAACCCATTTGCTTTGCTTCATACTCTAGTTCATCTAAAACTTCTTTTGGTATTTGGCCAGTTTTAAAAAACTCATCTAACCTTTCTTGAGTCGCATCTAAGTTCGCTCTTATCGCTGCTTGATTCTGTGGATTCATTGATTCTGGATCTACGAGAAGCCCCATTGGGTCTGTGAATACGGTACTATCATGACTAGTAGAAACGTTAAGCGTAAGACTTCTGCTTAACTCATTTCCCATTTCTTTTTTAAGGTTTGTTTTAGGTGATACTGTTAAGAATCTTTCTAAAAACTCTCCTCCTGCTTGCAGCCTTCTCAAGTCTGAAAGATGCGCTCCTTCTGATAGGCTTAATTTACCTTGTTTGTCTAAGAATTCAAGTTCTTGAATTTTATCGGTCAGTTTCATGCCTGCTTTTGGATCGTTGCCAGTGAAGGTATAACCAGGCATTGCAGAGCCAATGATATCATCCATAAACCTGACTCCTGCCTCACCCTTAAATGAGCCTCCTCCAAATTGAGCAGTAAATGGATTTGATGATCTTGAATGATTTCTCAAAATTTCTTGTATCTTATCTATTTCTCCAGAAAGTTCTCCTATTGCTTTTACGTCTTGACCAGAAACACTACCAGTAGCACTTAATGAACTCTGCATTGCAGATAGTGTAGCTTGTTTTTCTTCAAGAAGTTTTTTGAGTGGTCCATCCATGATCCATAGTGCACCGTCGTTTGCTGGAGTTATATTATCTGGTAGATCATTTACCAGCGCTCTATAAAGCTTGTCTTCTGTTCTTGTTGCTACTACGGCCTTTAATCTTTCGTGAATACTTAATGTTCGACCATCGGGATCAACATATGCCAAAGCTCTTCGAAGATCATCTTCAAGTCTTTCAGAAAAATTACGCGGATCTACATCTTGCATTGGGTGTTTTAATCCAGCGTATCCCAGTACCTGGCTAACTGCATCAGCTTGTGATAAGAAAATTCCCCCGTTTGTAATACCCGCCAGAGGATGCTAAAATTAAATCTTCTGCTGCAGTTATTGTTCTGTCACCAGCGGCTTTTCGCAATAATAAATCAACATGATCATAAGTATAAGCGAACTCTCCTGCTTCTCCAGCGCTTGTTCTAAAGGAGCCAAGCGCTTTTTGTATTTCTATGGAATCAAATCCAACTTCTCTTGGAGCAATATTTCTTGTTACTCTTTTCCCTAATTTACCTAGCTTACCAGAAATTCTTGAAAGAGCATCGATTCTTTCTTCGCTACCCACATCTAATGTAGCTGTTGATGAAATATCAGAAAAAATACCTTCTATGAAGTCAGCTGTAAAAGTTGGTACTCCAGATAAAGATTTTAACATTGACTGTTGCGCTGCAGTTAATACGGTGTCTGTACCGCTTATCATATGCGATACTCTCATCATTCCTTCATCGGTCAACGCAGTTATGCCAGAGAACCTAGCGTAAGGTGAACCTTTGTCCATTAGGTTTTGTAACGTTGCCTTATTTGCACCCCAATTAAACTGCATGTAGGCTGCGTCTAGCTGCTGACCAAATAGGTGGCCTAAGCCCCTATTGCGCAATGCTAGCTCTGATGACGGATCCCTTAGGAAAGCATTAAGGGCCAAGAGCTCAGATTCGATAGGGGCGCTGCCAACACTTTGCCCCATGGAAAAAGCGTCTGCACCCAACCTTCTAAAGTCGACCATATTATAACTAGATAAATTATCAATTGCTTCTTGCAAATTAGAAAAAGATACACCAGTAACTATATTTACTACTTTCCCAGAATCTTCTGCCCTAAGAATAGAATAGGCAGGTGTCCTACTCAGAACTCTTCTAGTGGCTTCTACCTTAGGATTAAATGTACTTGGCATGGTGTTATAGTAGCGTAGCTAGACCGACAAGGCCTGATGATATATTGATCCCAGAACCACCACCGTTGTTTCTAACGGGTGTAACTGATCCATTTATTCCGTTCCTAGACATCATTAATCTCAATTGTGCTGCTGTGTTTTCTGGGTTTTGAGATGATTCATAGTTTGGATATGATGGATTAGTTAAATTTGCTTCACGAATTTGCTGTGGGTAATAACCCATCTGAGACATGTTAATTCCTGCATTCTGTCCCATCTTTATTTTAATATGTTCCATGCTTGTATTTGGGTGCCACCCTTCCCAGCTTAGATCTGGCAGTTCGTGTCTAGAAAAAAATTCTGTAAGATCTGGTTTTTCTTCAACTGGTCTACCCCATGCTGCTTGATAAATTCTTCTTTCTAGCCTTGGAGCTGTTGAAAGAATCGCATCTCTTTCTTCTTCTGGTGCTGCAATCATTGCTTTAAAATGTTCTCTTTTTCTTTTTGGTATAGCTAAAGATAATGTGTCTATACTATTGCCATATGAGTCAGAAGGCATAGAGCTGTTATATAAGTCTGCTCCATACATCGTTCTCTTTGCTGCTTGCGTAAATTGAGCAGCTGCTGCATTATCTCCTGCTTGTGCAGCTTCGTTTGCAAGGCTTCTATTTTTTACATAAGAAAGAATATCCGTATATTCTTCCAAAGCCATTTGTTCTTTTCTTGGTTTTGGTATAAACCTTTCTCCAGTAACTTTTTGTTTTATGTTGTGATAACTAGAATAGGCTAAGCCAGCAGAAAAACCTATTGCTGAAGTTATGGCTTTCCCTGTAGTTCCTACACCAGCAAATGAGGCTATAAATGCAGTCCCAAGTGCGGCTGTCATGGGGTTTCTTTGAGTTGATTTGTACAATATTGGTTTAACAAAACTCTCAATTGGACTTTGCCATTCCGGAAATGACGAACCATAAACATTTCTTCTTTCCCAATCTTCTTGAGCAGTTCTGTTGGGTAGTAGTTTGGTATTAATATATGTATCTTTATGGGCAAGATATTCGCCAAGTTGACCTATGCTTTTTTTTGCCTGACTTATACCTAATTCTTCTGCAGAATTATATTTATATTTATATGGCTTAAATGTATTTTTTCTAGTTGTTTCTGCGACTTGCCCTCTTATTTCTTCTACTTCAATTCTTTCTGCTGGCGACAGCATCCCCATCGTTAGCTGCCTATCAAGAGCTCGATATTGCCTTGAGTAGGGTGCAACATCTCCAAGTATGTCTAGTTGTGTTACTGGGTTAGTGTAATCTCTTCTAGTTGGATTCAACCTTTCGTATGTGACACCAGGTAACCTTAACTCGCCTTCTTGTATTTTTGTGAATGGATCTCCTGTTTGGAAATTGGTAAAATAATCTGATCCAGGAAGAAACGGATACTTTTGTCCCATAGTATTTTTTATGGGATTTAAATATGTAATATCTGTTCTTTCCTTAGGAATAAATCTTCTTGTTATTTCTGAAAGTTCTAATCCACTAAATCCATTTTCCATTCCCAGTGGGACGTCGCCCAAACCACCAAGGTTCATATCCCAAAATGATCTACCTATTCCATAGCTCTTTGAAGATGATTGCAGTACGGCTCTATTTGGCTGGAAATCACTATTACCAAATCCTAAACCTTCTCTTAAGCTAGAGAAACTAAATCCATATATACCAGCCATTTCTTGAGTTCTATAGGCCATCTCTGACATTTGGAATCCACTACTTCCAATATTGGCTGGTTTTCCTGCTGGTGCAATTCCTGGAGGGATAAATCCAGGAACTGGTGGTGGACCATATTGCCCAGCTTCGATGTATCCTTGGTTTGCAGTTGCAATTGTATTAAAGGATATATTTCTTGCAGTATTTAATGGAGAACCCGCTGATGTTGATAGTGAACTATTATAACTACCTATTTGGTTGCCCGAGACCATTAAAGATGATCTTGGACCAGCTGTCTGTGCCCCTATATAACCTCCAGGGCCAACCATAGTCAAGCGCCCAGAAGACATTATTCCAGTCGGATTGTAAGCCCCTTGTGCTCCCGCAGGAACATACTGGCTAAGAGCATTTTCAACTTCCTGCTCATGCATTCTTACCTGTGGTTTTAGAATCTTGCCTACAGTTAAGTTCAGAGCTGGAGTTATTGGCCCAAATGGTCCAGTAAAGTATTCGCCAGTTAGAGGTGCTGGCCTGTCGTAGTAATGTTTTCTTTCAAATCTATATGGGTCAAATGGTCGCAATGGAGAAAAGTCGTAACCATAAGCCAATCTTTCCATTGGAGAACCAAATGCATCAGAAGTATATGTACTACCTGACTGCATTCTTCTATAGTATGAAGGCCTATAGTATGAGGTTTTTCCACCACCGAATGGCGTAACGCCAAGTGGCCAATACCTACCTTGCTTTACTGGAACTTCCCCTTCCAGTAATTGCTCTTTCTTTTCTCCATAGCTCATTCCACCAGGAGTGATACCAGAAGCTAGCGACTGGACTTCAACTGCCCCTCTAGCAAGCTTAGTGCCAAAGTATGGAGAGTATACTCTTTCTCCTCTGGCATCTTTTGGTTGTGTATAGCCACCTATAGTTCTGTCTGCTGCTATTACTGTTGCACCAGCTGCAAAAATTGGCAGTACCCTCTTAGCTACTAAGCCTTTTGCGAAGAAACCTAATGGACTTCCATAATTTTCTGGAGTCAATCCCAATCCAATTGTACCGGGATATCTATTTAATCTATCACTAAGATGTATTGATGCAATCGAAGCTGCGCTAAAACTATTTGGATCTGAATAAGAATTTGCGCCTAGTACACTTAGCCCTATTTTCCCAAATGAAGTCTCACCAGTTAATGCCCTATCTAGAACCGTACCAAAAGTAGGAACAAATGTAAGCCCAGCATTACCTAATGGGTTCTCAGACAACTCGTCAACTTGATAAGGTGCAACGCTTGTAAATTTTTTAAAGGTAGGTCTTACAATAGAAGAATATCTACTAAACCCAGATGCACCAACGTTAGATATTGATTGAGAACTATATGGCTGAGTTAATTTTTTTAGAGCTTTTTTAAATTCTGGATTACTTGCTCTTTGTTCAGTTAAAAATGATAATGTACTAGCAGCGTTTCTTCCATTCTGCGCAGCTACATCAAAATTTCTAAACGATGCTATGTTTAGAACTGTCGAAAGTCCAGCTGCTCTAGCTTCTGCTATTTGGTTTGGTGAAATTAATTTGTCTTTTGCCAAACTTGCTATTGCTTCTTCAACCTTGATAGCTAATTCAGTTGGATTACCTGCCATGTTTTCATATGCATCCATTTCTAGAAGTGTTCTATGAAGAACATTTCTTAAACGATCAGCTCTGTTTAAAATTGATGGAGATGCGTTCTTTATTTGAGCAGCAGAAAGAATTTCTGTATCTTCAGCCAGATTGGTGAGTCTATTTATTTGTCTAGTCAGACCCTCTGTTTGAGTTCCACCGTATCTTAATCTGCCTTTTAAAGATTCAAATCTTATTTTAGTAGCTTCTACTGCTGCAACAATATCTTGCGGGCTTTGCAATTCGCTTACAGCTAACTTTCTTCCTTGTCCAACATCAAGAAGTGGTAAACCAAACTTCTCTTCTATAGATCTCATTACTCTTCGTGGCATTGCTGCTAATTCAGTCTGCTCCCTAAATGAATCAAATGCCTTCAAAACATCAGTGTGATTATGGACTTCTTTACCAGCTTGATTTACTACACTAAATTGACCATCTGTTTGAGTTAAGGAAATTCTTCTTTTTGTTACCGGGTTTACTACTTCACCCTCTTGTAACAGTTGGCCCATTATCTGGGGGTTATTTATGTCTGTATATCTTTTTCTAAATCTTTTTCCGTATCTAAAAATTGAGTTTGGTTGCTCTTCGTCTATGTCAAAAAATCTTTTAAATTTCTCTCTTCTATTTATAGGAGCACCGTCTACTTCAGAGGCCCTTACTCCATCTCTTGCGGAAGATAAACGAGCGGCACGTGCAAAAAGATCTGTTTCAACAGATGAAAATCTCTTGTACTCTCCAGGCATTGCCCTCATGCCTTGGCCCGCAGTAAAGCCAACTAAGTTTCCAGTATCTCCAAATAGTCTATTTTTCTTTTTTGTCCACATGTAAACATCTGGAGCTTGAGCACCTCCAAGAAAAGCCTGTCTTGAAGTGCCTGGAAGAAATTCAAATTCTTTATTTCTATCTATTCCTGCTGGACCACCAAATCCAAGCATCTGAAGTGGATTGAAGTTTACAAAAGGTATCTTAAGTTGATCTGTTAAAAAATCAACAGATGATCTTGCAGCTGATCTAATTTTTGTGGTGTCTAATATTTGTCCACTTTGATTTTCATAAACTCCACTTAAAGCAGTATATCCAAACCTTCTAGATACAGGATCTTTTCTGGCAATAGCTCCAAATAATCTTCTAGCTTCTAATTGTTGATCTGCTGGAAGATGACTAAATATTCCTCTGTCAAAAGCTGTGTCTACGCTTATTTCTCTTAGCCCTAAGAAGTTATATCCACCAACATTTGATGGCCTAGTCATTAACCTCTTGTCAATTAATATTTGCTTTAATTGATCAGCATCTGAACTATCTATTCCTCTTTTAGCTAATTCATTTGCTATGTATGATGCTGATGTTAGACTTCCATCAGCTTTTGTTAACGTTATTCCGGAGAGATTGTGATACTTTTCTTGACAAGAACTCTTGCTTTGTTGCGCTTATTTCTCCAGTGAAGTCACCAAACACAGCTTTTTGAGGTCTTAAAACTGCAGCAGTTTGATTAACAATATGTTCTTCAACATCTTGTCTAAATGATAATGCTGCTCTTTGTGATAAAGATTCTCTAAATGCTTCTCCAGAAAAAATTCTATCTGTTGTACCAAATGCTTCTTTTAACGTCTCAGCATCAAAGTTTTTTGCTTTTGTTCCTAAGTCTTTTTGTGCTCTTTTTGCGAGCATTTGGAAAAAACTATCATCATCATCTACCGTAATTGGTTTAACGCCATAGGTTATTCTTTGCGAAATACTTCTTAATGATGTATCCCTAGGGCTTGGTAATCCTTTAATTTTTAATCCAGATACAAAATCTTCTGCTTCACCCCTACCATAACCTCTACTTACTAACTGTTCTGTTAGAGTTTTGTTATATGCATTTTGTTCAAAGTTAGAAGTAAATACACCTTTTCTTCCTGTTGTGCCATCAGGATTGGCCATACTTCTTGCTGCAAAGCTGCCGCCCACAAGGTGAACAAATCTACTTGTGTGTTGCTGCCTAAGACTTATAATTGTCTTATTTAAAATATCTGCTGCTGCTGTAGGATCTCCGCTAGCTCTTCTTAAGCCTTCATCGAATGTGATTGCCCCAGATATTACGTCGTACGCATTGCGTGTCTTTTTAAATTCTTTTGCAAACGTTCTTGTTGCGGAAGGAAGATTTCTTATTGCCGGTATTGTGTCTGCAAGGCCTGCTAGATCTTCAACGGAGCGGCCAGAAGAGGTTGATACAGGCCCCTGATAGCCTACGAGACCAGCTTTGGCGAACTTTGCTGCTGCTCTTAGTTTGCCCTCACCAGAGAGCTCAGAGGCCGCTCTGGCAGCAGCTGCGCCTCTTCTTGCTTGGGAGAGTGAGTTTACAAAACCTGCCTCTTTTGATTGCGATTCTTGCCAGGATGTGTTGAAGGCAGTTGATGCAGATGCGCTAATTCTAGTTGCTTTATTGAGTAAGTTACCCGCATCTTGCCCAAAAGAATTTAATATTGTTTTTATATCCGATATTTTGTTTGATGTCTTTTTTTGATTTTTTGTTAAAGGTAGTGGGAAATCTTGGTAAGGAGAATCAACTAAAGTTCTCATTCTGCTTACCCCTGCGCCTACAACAGCAGTTGGTAAAACTAAGTTTGTTATGTTTCTAGTTGATTGCGTAACAAAGTCGGTGATAACGTCTACCGGGTTATACCATTTCCCCCTTGGCCTGTCATCATCATTGCCAAACAATGGACCAGTTACACCTCGTTGAACGATATATGTGCTTGGTAGTCCAATAGCTAATGTTCTTGCATTCCTAACAAGGCTCTGTTGCAGTTGATCTCTGTAAGACCATATCGCTGCTGGTTCGGCACCAGTTGATGCTGCCCTGAATTCCTTAGCGGTCATCCACCTTGTACCATCTGATACATAACCGGGTCCAGCCAATTTAGTTAATATAGGTTTAGATATGGAACCATCAGCTTTTGTGTTGACTAACCTTGAATATGGATCAACCGCATCTTCAATATATCTATTTAAACCTTCTAATTCATCTAAGGTTTTTTTAATTTGCCCAGCGGTTCTTACGGCTCTGGTTCCTAATTGAGATCCACTATCTGCTGACTTTTGAATTGTAGAAGCTAGTTTTAAGCCACCTTTGCTTAGTCCTTTATTTAAGACTAAGCTAGCTGCCAATGTTGCAGCTGTTGAGCTTAGGTATTTTATTATTGGCTTATCGTTAAGTAGTTTACCTATATAGCCAGCATTAGAAGCGGGACGTTGTTCCTCATTATCTGCAGCACTTATATCTCGGCTGGTTACACCATGACCTAGACTATGTAATGGAACCTTATCTCTTAGCAAGACAAACTACCCTTCTACTATCTTGCGCCCCAAAGCTTTTGTGCAACAGGGTCATTGTATTTTGCTTCGCCTTCTTTTCTAGACTGGTTGTATCGCTTAGCCATATCTTCTTGCTGTTCCATTATTTCTTCTGGATCCACCAATTGGAGCGTTACGTTTGTTGATTCCATACCTAAAATAGCTTGTTTGATTTCCATTATCTTTTCTGATAAAGCTACTTTTTGCGCCAGTTTGGTATAGGTAAGATTGTCTAGATCTTCTGGAGTATACGATGTTATAGTAGCCAAAACAAAAGCTTTCATTAAGCTTCTTACTTCAGAAGCTTCTATTCTTTTTTCGTCTAGTATTCTTTTAGCTTTTTTGGGCGATGCAAAGCCAGATTCTTCTAGTATTTCCTCAGCTAGAGCTGAGACTATTCCTGCAGGATAGCTATCTACATTAATGTTTTCTGGATAAATAACACCAAGTTTTATAATTAGTTCTTCTATTTCAGCAGAAGATTCTCCAGAATTTTGATGCTCTGTTATTTGATCAAACTCAGCAAAGGTTAGTTCGCGGAATAATACTAAGTCTTTTTTTAAATATGTTTCAAATACAGAGCCGTATAAGGATTTTAATTCATACAAAAACTCTGGGTTAATCATATTACTAGAGCTGTCTTACCTCAAGGGCTAAGAATCCAGATGCTTCAAGAACTTCTTGTGAAATCAAAGAAGGAAGTCCAGCCATTTCTGAAACCAAAGACTGCTTATCATAAGCTGGGTAAAGAATGCATATTTCAGTAATTGCTTCTTCGTTCCAAAGATTTGCTTCGCTTTGAGTTAACTGGCCTGCTTGGACGAGTTGTTCCATCTTCTTAACCAGATTCTTGTACTCAAGTCTATTTAAAGTTCTCCAAGCGATGTGCTTGTCATAGGTGATTGAGGTTACATAAACATCACCATATTCTTGCTTCCACATTTTAATCTGTCCTGCGGTTGGACCACCAGGCCAAATCAATTCGTCATCTGGCAAGTCTTCTACTCCTAGTGCAATCTCTTCATCTGCTTCAGCTTCTTGCATGGTTTCCTGCGTGTCGACTTCTTCTGACAGAATGAGTACCGAGTCAGCGCCTACTTCTTCTGCAATTTCTGGCGAATCTTTAACTACAACTTTTCTAGCTTCGTTCATTTTTTTCTCCTATTAACTATAGTCACATTAAAAATTATATCACATATTTTCTATTGTATTTTTATATTACATTGGTCTTTCAAAAAGAACTGCCCTATCTTTTATGGTCAGAAGCTGCTCTTGAGTAGGAGGTGCTTGCACCTTGTTTGGATCAGTTCCTAGAGAACCCTTTTGCTCATTTACCGTTATTGTACCGTTTTCTGGTTCCTTTAGTTTTCCATCTGATACATACATATCTCTGGCAGTAAAATCGTAAGATTCAATAACTAGCATGCCTCCTGGGGAATAGCTCGTGCTCATTGAGTTCAGGTGTACGCTTTGCAAAACAATATCCATTTGAAATGGACCAGATGGGTTTCTTTGCACTAATCTATCGTTAACATCAAGTGACATTAACCTATCGAGGGTGTCATAATTTGAATCACTTTGAGTCCCCTCATTTCTGGCCAGTGTGGTCATTGAACCTTCTTGAGTTCCATATTTGATAACAAAGTTAAAAGGTGGGTGAGCACTAAAAATGTTCCTATTATCAGAACCTCTGCCGTCTGACCCAAGTCTATCTAACTGACTATTGGCCCACCATTTCTGTACGTTTTTTTCATCTTCGATATCTTCTGAGTCACTTCTTAAGTATGATTGAATTTGAGAAGTTGGTTTTTCAGAATAAAAATCAGTTCTTACTTTAGCAGCTTTGGATAAAAGGTCTTTCATTCTTCCAGGATATCTGCTGTGTATGGTTAATTGTCCATTTACAATTCTTGTTCCAGTCATCATAACATCATAGTTATAAGACCAAAATCCATATAGCGGAGCTTTTTGCTGGCTAATTGAAAACGCAAAACCTGCTATGTCTAATTCATCTCCAGAATCAAAGAGTCCATCAATGTATACTTTAATGTCTTCACCACTAAAATAATAATCATAATAATTATTAAATTTATTTGTGTCGTCTACTTTTCCTGCCCATTGCAAGTCTATGTTTTCATTTAATGGATCAAAAGATTGCGGACTAATTAAAGAAAAGTCATTATTTTCTTTTGATATTTTAATCTCTGGTGGAAGATAAGCACTGAATGGCCTGAATGGTTTTCTGCCTATTATCCTGCCGTAATCAATTGGTCCTGCCATAAATTACTCTGGCTTTCTTATTCTATCAATGAATGTAGTATATTCTACCATCTTATCTTCACCATAGTAATTGTTTTGTCTGTCTTTATAAACTGCGCTTTCATCTGGACCAAGCAACATTGGGTCGTAGTCCATAGAGATCATCGGCTGTATCCCTCTTGCCATAAACATGTAAGTTTGTTCTGTTATTAAGTCATCAACAGACATGGTCTGACCTTCGTCTATTATAGTAACACCATATATTTTCATCTTAGCGCCAAGACCGTACTCATTAAAAAATGTTAAAACAATATCAAAGGGTGGAAGCATGTCTGCAAGTGGAGCAAAAAACAAACCTGTTTCAGCCATTATCTGTCTATACTCTTTTATTCTGTAAAAGGCATACTCGTTGAAAACTGTAAAGATTAATGATCCACCAATTGTTCTTGCGCCTTTAACAAAACCTCTTGGGTTCACGTGTCCTAAGGTTCTAACAGGAGCATTTTCTCTGTGTATGGAATAAGAGATGGTTTGTATTTCTGCGAGCTCTAGAACGTCCATAGAGCTTACTGTGCCGCCAACTCTATCTATGGCAGGGATAACCATTGTGGCTGTGATATCTGTACCAGCAAATGACATATTGGAGAAAGGATCTGGTAATCCTTTTTCAGCTCTTATTTTACTTATAGCAGTTGTGTCGTAAAGATTCTTATTACTCGGTGATCTAAAATCACGTTTGATTGGTAGAGGATCAATTATGTCCATGTTGTCCTATCTTTGCGCTTAAAAACAGATATGGAGGACCAGAGTTTCCCCCGTCCTCCATATCAACTTATTTTTAATTATTTAATAACTTATGGTCTAATTATCTTAGGATTGAGACCTGCGTCTGCTACCGTGTCCTTGTTGATAATGTCTTTCAGATCACCCGTATTAAACTTGCCATTGGACAACTGATCAGTGGTTATTCTGTACATTGGTCCAATTTCTCTGGCAACATAAGTCATCGTTTCTTCGATAACAATGTCGTCCATCGAAGCGCCAGAACCCTCATTGAGAAGTTCAACGCCATAGATCGAGCGAACTGCACCTTGGCCATATTCGTTGGCAAAAGTGATCGTTATGTCGAACGGAGGAATTTGGTCAGCATAGAATGGAACCTGTGATACTATGTCAGAATCTTGAGCTGAGAATTCTGCAATTCCGCGCTTGTGTCCAACATCACCTGGAAGAGTGTTATGTCTTCTGGTGTAAAACATTTGTGGATTGTCCTTCTGGTGGTTGGCATCAAGCATCTGGTAAAGAGCTGGACGGTCAAACACTGTGAAGATCAATGAGCCTGCGATTCCACGCTTGCCTCTTGAGAACGATCTTGGGTTTGGTGAACCCATTGTGTAAATAGGAGCTTTCTCTCTGGTTACAGAGAAAGTGATTCCTGAAAGAGCTCCAATTTCGATGCCACCAAAAGTAGCTACGATATCTGCTCCTGAGAACGTGGTGTAAGTATTGAGATACTTATTGACCGCGCTGTCGTAATAGTCTGAACCAGCCATATTATACCCTCCAATTCGGTATATTAATTATATGATTATTATATTGTGACAGCTACTTGAACTTCAATGTTCTTGAGTTCAAATGCTGGCGTGATTACGAGGTCAACAAACGCCTTGTTTTCTGCTGGCCAGTAACTTACTGTAAAGTCACTGTCTAGCAAGGCTCCTACTTGTTGCATCCCCTTTAATGCCGAAGTAATGGCTGTTTCCATTGAGTTGCGTGTCTGCAACGTGGATGCCTCGCCAACAAACTTCGTACAAACTTGTCTTACCAAAAGAGCTGCTTCGGTAACAATTCTCATTGTTGAGATTCTTGTGTAGTCCGAAGTTCCTGCTGCCATTGTCAAACCCTCTACAAAAGTAGGAACTTTGTTAAAATTCAATGCAATAAAGTTTACACCGAGATTAGAAAGACCGTTCTGGTGTGTTCTTGTTGGGTTATATCTTAGCGCAGCAACGTTGTAAGCAGTCTTGTTAACTGGTGAAGTGAATGAAGACATTCTGCTAATTGCTGACGCAAACGTAGTTGCACCATTAGCAAAACCCCAATCAGCTGGATAGTTAACTGGCTTGAGTTCTGAAGCAATAACTACAATATGTCTTCCGATTTCTTTAAATAGACCATCTCCAGCTACTCCAAAATCTACAGTTGAATCTCTGCTAATTAAGTTTGCAGGACCGGAACCTGAATTGTAAATGTGCGAAGAAACTTGTGCTGGAGTCATGAATTGTGAAACTCCAACATATGCTTTAATGCCCATGATTGCAAAACATGCGTGTGAGTTCTCAGAAATCTGCTTTACCTTGTAAGCTACTTTTCCTGCCCAGCTATTTGCTGTTGCTGCGTTATTTGCATAAAAGCCATACTCTTCGTCATTGCCTGGAGTTGCAGGATCTTCCCACTCGCTTGAGTGAGTTCCACGACCCCAAGGGACAATGATGTCTGGCTGTGCAGCTTCTGCTGATTCAAATGCTGCGTCAAATACGTTACCGCCGCCTGCTGCTGCATACGTTACGCTGGTGATTGCACCAGTGGTATGATTGAATACTGAGTCTGCTGGAAGTGGAACAATATATACTCTTTCAGCTCCACCTGCTACAAGTTCAAAATATCCTCTGTGGATTTGTGAATCTTCACCGAATGCAGTGATGACATCCTGTTCTCCAGTAGCTTGTACTACGTCAAGATCTTGAACATTGCCAGTTCCACTGACTGTTCCTCTTTTAGCAATTAAAACAACTCTCGGACCAACAGGAATATCCTGGCGAGAAATGCTATAAAATCTATCTTTGATTATTGTTTTTACACCTGGTAGAGCCATTGTCCTTAGACCTCCGCTTGCAGCACTTTGTTTTTTTACTTCATGGATATAGTAATGCTAGGTCATTGAAAACAAACTACATAAATACTATGAATTTGGAGTAGCGCCCTGATTTAAGTCAATTATATTAAGGGTGGTGCCCTCAAAGGATGGGGTAGAGCCATAATAATACTCATCCCACAGCTCTTTTTCGTAGGCCATATATCTTCTAACGTCTACGCAAATCTCTTCGATCTTCTGGACCTCCATAGCAAACATTTTTTCTGTGGTTAACATATAGCTAACCGTTCTTCTGTTGGTGTCTGAGGAACCTCTATTTTCTTCAGAGTCTGACATTCTTCTGGCGTAAACCAGCTCTGAGGCTCCTAGTCTTTTAAAAACTGGAGTGTACTCCAGCATAAAGTCTTCAAAGGCTTCTATTATTTGATCAGCTACTTCTGGGCCAGAAGATCTACCTACTGTGCCCTTTAATTGGGCTCCCTCGGTAGTCTCTGTTATGACAGTAAAAGTAACTATATTTTGAAATCTTTGCCCAAAAACAGCAACATCATTGTTTGGGCTGATTCTTGTTCTTGGCTTAGGCTCAGAAGAGTGAGTCCTTCTTAGTTCTAAGCCATAAACAATAACTGGGTATTCAGCGTAGTCGCCTGATTGTGTTGGCTTTATTTTGATCGATGGGTATGCGTTTTCCCATAGCGCTTTAACCGCTGTTATAAATTCTAGATATGTTAAGTTACCCTGTGCCTGCAAAGGCGCCCCAAACATTCTATTATAATCAATCTCGTTAATGTTTGAAGATGGGAATCTAATTTGATTTTGTGCCATTACACACCCTTGCCTGTTGCTATGTTAAAAGATATCTGTCTTAGCGTTCTAGATGACTTTAGTGTTATATTAAAATATAACTTGCCTTTGACAGTTTTATCTGCATAAGACTCTAATTGATAGTCTCTTATGATGTCATTAGTTTTCAAAAAAGAAAGAAGTGCTTCAACCTTTGCGCTTAATTTGGAGTAGGCAAATTTTCCTATTGCATTTTTGCTTAGTGATTGGACTTCTGCAATAACCATTGCTGCTAATCTAACATTTGAAGCATCTTTGAAAGATTCACTTATTGACTGTGTATAGTCGCTACTCAGATAAACATCGTATGGGCCACCAAATTTTCTTGATCTTCCACCTCTTGTCAACGCATTAATTCCTTTTGCGTTAAGTTTCTTAACTTCATCAGTAGATAGATCCACACCAAATATTGACAATGCTGCAGGTATTCTTTTTTTACTTAAGCCAATATTTACCTGTGTGGAACTAATCATTCCAGCTACTGCAGCAGCAGCTGACGCTGCGTAACTTCTCTGAATTTGTTTATGATTAAAAATCATTTCTCCATAAACTAAAATAACATGCTTGCCAGTGTCTTTGGTGATGTACCCATTAAGATCAACGGTTGATTCAATTTCAAAATTCTTTACCAATAAACTTGCTGTGTCGGTAGCATTAATACCATCTGTTCTAGAACCAATTATACCTATTGTTATTTCTCCGCTATTAGCTTGTACGGCATTGCAATAAGTAGCAAGTTGTTTAACAAAGTTAACAGTTCCGGTATCTACTATCGAAGTTTCTAGAGGAACAACAATGTCAAAGAAATCATATTCCCTTAACATGTTATAGCACTCGGAAAGTCTATTATAATAAAGTTGATAGAAACTAGTAGTATTATTAACAGAATCTTTAAATCTTGCTGCGTTTCTTTCTGAAACGGTTTCTACATATTCACTCATGTATCCAGCAGACATTATGTAGATATCTCTTGCCCCACAACTATACGCATCGAACATTCCCCTAAGTAGAGGTGAATTAAAATCAGCTCTTAATAAATTTATACCTTGTTGAATTGAACTTACTTTTTGTATTCCGTATGGTTCCAGCGCATCTGTGTGACCTATTAGTAATATATTATTTGTATCAAATTGGCCAATTTTTCTATACTTTGATCTGTTATTCAGCGCAACTGTTTTTTCCGTTAATGAATAATCATCAAAAGAAACATCAATTGTTCCCTTAGTTTGTAAGGCTATTTCTTTTGCATCGAGTGCTCCGCCAGCCATTGCGTTAATTGCAACAGTATACTCTCCATCAAAAATGTTTGAAGGAATTTTCATATAAAGCGTATATGAACCTTCAGAGTTTCTTTCTACATAAGTTCCATTTTCATATCTTTGAATTGTGTTTGGGCTAGCTGCTAACGCTTGTGTAATGTTGTATGTGTACGGCCCTAGTATTGATGCACCAGCGCTATTGTAACCTCTTTTTAAAAAGATAGTTATATTTGTAGTTGGGTCAACATAGTCATATCCATCTCTATATACAAATGGAATCTCTACTGTTTGGCCAGGCGCTGTTACTAACATAATTTAACTCATCGGACTTTCTTTTGTAGCTCCAACTGTCCAGAACTCAATCTTTCCATTTTTGCCTCTAACTGGATAACACTCTTCAATCACGTACAAAATTTGATTTTCTAAACCAGAAGAAATTTCCTCATATATTCTATCCCCTGATTTTGGATTAATTGCAGGTGCAAAGTAATAAATTCTATCAGAGTTAATTATAACACCTTCTGTGGTCTCTTCTTTGGTAGAAGCCAGATATCTTGAAGCTGCAGTTATATGTCTGGTTGTGACTTTTTCAAATCTATCAGAATATACTCCATCATCGGAGAGTCTTCTTTGGATCAAAACGTCATGACCCCATTCTCTTAATATCTTTTGAAAAGCTTTTGCCGTATTAATCATACTGTCTTAGTCTTCTATCAACTACTGTATTGTCTTGCGTGATATATGAGCTTCCAACAGAATACATATCTTTACTTGTTATATATATTCTCTTACCGGTTCCCGGATCTCTTTCGGTAAGTGAGATTTTTTTATTTGGTATACCTTTTGGAAGTACACCCTTCATTGATACTTTTTTAGAAATAACTTCTCTTCTTAAAGAAGCAGCGATTTGACACCAAGTAGTTGCATTTGACCTTGTAGCAATCTGCCTTGGTGCAGATCTATTTACTACTTCTAGGTCACCGAGTTTTAGAGACAGCTCATCATCTCCACCAAATCCATATGTTCTACTAAGATCACATGCTGCAGCTGCTTTAATATAATCCAAAACAACAGATGGGAGAGTAAGTGGATCTACATCATCTTTTAGTTTATACATCTCTTGTATTTCTAGAGAATGATGATAAATCATTTCTCCAATCTCTATTAAAGAAGCCTCTGGAAAAATCGGCAGTAATTCTTCTGGGTCTAAATAAAGTGGAGAAACGTCTGGAGCAAAAAGTATTGTTTCGTCTGCCCTCAATGTGACAGTTGGCCTGTAGTCAGTGGCATTGTTGTTGGCGTATATGTTTGTTTGAGACGTTATTGTTTTAGGGGGACTGCCGTTTGTAGTGCCAGTAAAAGTTACGGAATATGCTCCAGCTACAGTTGGAACGAATGGGTAGTACCATTCAGAAGCTGATGTTGATGTTGCGTTAGCTGCGTTTACAATTGGAGTTTCATTTATGTCGACGATAGTTACCGTAACACTGGTCATAGTGGCATCTACTTGATTGCCGCTAGAATCTTGATCTAAGAATTTTACTTTTATTTTGACAGTATCATTCACCAAAACATTGTTTAATGCCATATTGACTCCAATTTATCGATATATTTAATAGTACTGGCCTAAGGGGTTAATGTAATCTGTCCTTGACCAGTTGTACTTGCGCCTACTAGGCCGTCTATGGAAATCTCTGCCTCTCCAGTTATACCTATTACACTAGTGGCCAACAGAGAGTCTACCTGGTCCGCATAGGCCTCTACACTTATCCTGCCCTCTGGACTAACATCTACGCTGATAACACTTATGGTTGTAAGGTTGGAATAATCTTGATTTGAAACAAAGAAGAAAGTTATATTGTTGACAATGATTGGATTTTCTATACTTGCTACATAAATGTATAGATCACCATTAAAGGTAGTATTAGCTTGGCTATACGAAATAGGTTCATTATAAAGCATTTTTAACCCTTTGAGATCAGACAGCGTTATAGTAACTGTTAAATCAGTATTCTAATCCAGCATCTTTTTTAAGGTTTGGCATCCAGATTCTCCAGTCATTTTCTGAGGCGTGCTCGGGAGTTCCGTAATGAAAAGAGCCAAGATATGCTATTCTCAAACCATTAGTCACTGGCGCAACCTCATGAGTCCCTATAAAGTTAGTTGGATAAATAACTGCAGAACCAGACTTTGGCTTGTGTGTGTGCTTTGCGTATTTGTGTATAATTTCTCCACCAGTAAAATTATGTTCATTTAATTCCTCTTCAGAATCAACACAATCGTTAAGATAAATATTTACACTAACTTTACTATGTTTTGGGTACTCATTCCCAATGGGCTTGCCAAATTGAAATGGTATTTGGTCATCACAGTGGACCCCTATACTCTGACCCTTACTGTAAGTTGCAATATGCCCCATACCTCTCCACCAACATACCGTAGCAGCAACTGGATAGTATTTACAATATTCAACTAATATCCTATACATTAAATCTTCTAGATCTTCGATAAATTTTTCTTGTTTTTCGGTAGGATTTTTTTTACTCATTTTAAGAAGAGGATCAATAAACCTACTTGGCGCTTCACTAACTTTATCTAGGTCGAATTTAAAACCAGTTTTGTTTATAGCGTATTTTTTTCCATCTTCTTCAACATAAGTGAAGGTTTCTTCTTCTGCCTCTTTTAAAAAATCGATATATTCAAATAAAAAATCTTGATCAATTTCTATGGCATTTTCTACAACGCATAGACCACTCCCAATATCTTTCATATTTAAATTAGTATTTAACATTATGACCCGTAGCTCGATTTTGTAATTCTGTATGGTTCAGAAAATTCATCATACCCTCTTGCCAAGAGATGCTCTCTGTAATCCTCTACAAAAGTCGGCATATACACATTTGTTGAACTCTGAGCAGCTACTGGATCTATCTTAGGATCTACTACAGATTCCTTAACCTCAATATTGGGAGTTCCTTGGCTGTACCATCCAAGATATGAATATCTTGTTCCACCTTCAATTAGTCTGACTTCATGGCCAGCAGTATATGATGCAGGGAAAAACAAAATGTCTCCCTTTTTGGGAATATGCGTAATATCTAAATAATTAAAATAGTGATGACCACCAGTAAAATTTTTTCCATCTAATTTATCTTCAGAGTCAACACAATCGTTAAAGTAGATTAATGCTGTAACAGTACTTCTCATTGCTAGTTGATCATTTGGGGTCCAAGCACCGTAGATGTAATCCGTACTAATGTCTGAGTGGGTCCCTAGGTAGCCACCTTTTTTATAGGCTACAATATGCCCTTTTACTTTCCACCAAATACACTTAAAAGCTAATGGATAAAATTCTAAATATTTAAAAAGATATTTATCTCTAGAATCTTCTAATTCTGAAAGGAACTGCATAACATTTTCTCTTGGATCTTGGTGTGCAGCAGACCCTCTTCCTGGCATCATATCGATAGAGTCTTTGGCAAAGAAATATCCACTTCTATTAACGTATACTTCCTCACCAGTTTCTGGGTCTATTCCTGGTGTGTACATCGCATTTTTTTCTCGTGTAACAATTTCTTCACACAGGTCAAATGCTTTGTCTGCGTCAAAATCAATTGCATTTTCAAAAAGAACTACACCACCACCAAGATTTTTACCCTCAATATTGTTATTGATTACTAATCTAGTCATTCATTAACTCCTTAACCGTATTGGAACTATTATACATCCTATATGTTGGTTTTAACAACTCACTTGTTTTTTGATTGTCTTTACCATATTTATCTGTAATATAGTCTCTATAGTCATTAACAATTTCTGGCATCCAGATTTGGCCCTGCAGTCCAGGAGGAATATTTTCGTTGGTTATGTTTATGCCCCTATCGGGGTGAGCAGACCCTTGAGAAAAGTACCCTATATAGCCATATCTACTTCCACTATTGCATGGGTTGATATAGTGTGAGCCTAAAAAATTTGATGGGAAAAATATTAAATCACCAGATTTTGGTTTATATACTACATCTGCGTAAGGAAAACAAATTTCTCCATTTAAATATTCATATTTTTTAATATCATCATTAGAATCAACTGAAGAATTAAAATATATAATTGAACCTACAACACTTCTTGTTGCGACCTGCCAGTCTGGCTCAAAACCGGGTTGATAGTTCACATCGTTATCACTATGAAGACCCATTGAACTTCCTGGCCCATATGCCAAAATGTGGCCCTGAGTCCTCCACCACAAGCTTGGAAGCAGCATGGGGAACAACTCTACATACTTGATTAGATTAGTGTAGAATGTTTTTTCGCATCGTGAAAAAAAGTCTATCAAATATGAATCGCTATCTTTGTCTAAAAAGTCCATAATATGACTAGAGCTGGTGTGGATATCCTCTATATCATATCTATGCCCACTTCTATTTATCGCATATAAAGGTTTTTTATTTTCGTCATAAATAATCTTATAGTCATCTTTTATTGCTTTTTCTTTTAAAGAAGAAATAAAAGGTATTATTATATCTTGATCAACATCAATAGCGTTTTCGAAAACAACTATGCCCATACCTAAATGTTTGGGTTGAACATTTTTTACAGTCATATTACACTCTTGTCGGCTCTGTTCCACATGGTCCTTCTGGAAGAACCTCACCTAAACTTTTTGCTGGTTGTTCTTCAACTTTTACAGCCTCATGAGTAGTATTGTACTGTGCTACATTTCTTCCTTGGTACACTGGATTCCAGCCCATTTCTACTTTGTACTTTTCTGGATCAGAATAGATTGAATATGGAGACTTACAATATAATTCATAGTCATCATAGATGTTATTTAGCCATACTGCTGGACACCATTCAAAGCTTCTTTCCGGTTCACTAATAACTACATTAGCTGAAACGTCATCGCCACCTTGACCAAAGAATGATAAATAAGAATATCTTACACCCTTGCCCATTCTTTCAACATCGTGTGATGCAACAAAGTTTGTTGGGAAAAATATAATGTCTCCTCTTTGTGGTTTGTATGAAACATTTAAGTGGACAAAACGAAGATGTCCGCCAGTAAAGTTTCTTCCATCTAATTCTTCTTCAGAATCAACACAATCATTTAAGTATAACAATGATCCGCATGTCTGTCTTGATGCAACCATACCTCTTGGCATATATCTCACGCCACCGGTTACCTTATAATTAGTATCATTATCAGCGTGACAACCTAAGATTCCACCATCTCCATATCTTAAAACATGACCCCTATTTTTCCACCAAATGCTACCAATTATTAATGGATAATTGTCAATGTATTTAAGCAAGCACTTATAGTTTTGTTCTTCGAGATAAAAAAAGAAGTTTTTAACTTCTTCTGGAGTTTCATCGGTAACAGGATGCAGGAGTCTTACTGGGGTTGCCGGAACATCTTTAAGCCTATATCTGAAACCATCTTCGTTAATGCCGTATTCTACGCCATCTTCCCCGGTGATATAAGTCCATCTATTTTCATGTGCTTTTTGTGATTTAGAATCTATATAATCCAATACTAGTTTTTGATCTATGTTAAAAGCGTTTCTAAAAACTATAATTCCTGGAGCTAATATTTCCATTTCTATTTCAGAAATCTCTTTAAGGGTATCTTGAGATATAGTTGGCGTAACAGGGAAAGGCGTGCTGTTTATGTGCTTATCAGTTGATTGGTTTTCCATAACTATCCTAACATCTCGTCAATAGCTTCCCTTATCGTCCAACCCGCCCCCATGACTCTTGGCACTTCGTCTAGCGGCATATCTTGCCAGTTAAATCTAGCAACCATGACTCCGTCTCTACTTACTAAAAACTTTTCATAGCCATGCGAAATTCTTGCAATTGCTTGTCCTGCTAAATTTTGATTTTGTGCAGCTTTTTCACTTTGATCAGCTGTAAAATCAGAGTAATTTCTTTTCTCATTACCTTTAAGAGCTGCAAATAAAGGATGTTCATTTTTTCCATTTACATCAACTTTTTCAAAAAAAGGAAATGTAACAAATGGATATTGCTCTTTAACCCAGGCTTTTATTTCTTCGTTTGTTCCTGGCTCCATGCCAGCAAATTGATTATTAGGGAAAGCCAACACGGAAAATCCTCTATCCTTAAATTCATCGTGCACTTTTTGCAACTGCCACAACTGCCTACATGTTCTCGCATAAGACCATATCTTTGAGCATTTAGGTTCATACCCGCCAGATTTTGTAGAAACATTGACTATGAGCGTCAGTTTTCCATCAAATTTTGATAAAAAGTTTTCTTCTCCATCTATAGAAGTGGCTGGTATTTTATATATTGACATTTTTTTTACCTAAAATATTCATTGTCAAATATTCATCTATCATTAATTTTCCTTTAAAAGTATAATCTTCTATTTCTGCGCTTACTGAAATAGTAGCTTTTATAGGGGTATCTATAGTTGCGGAGAAAACAAAAGTATTTTCAATAATAGTTCCATTATCAAAATCAAATGATCCATTCTCACCATTTATTGTTCCAGAAATAGTAACGTCATCTTTTTTTATCAAAGCTATTGCTTTTGCTTCTCCAAATGGAGTTTGGATATAAGCTTCCCAATTGCCAGTAATGTCTATTTTGTATTGGTCTTTAATCATAACTATAAGTGTATCATATGTATATCGTTATGTGTAGCAGTCGTTAGGCTATTATTCGTAATAAAATTTACCTGTTTTTAAAGCTGTTGGTTGATTTTCTAAATGCCAAACATTAATAACCATCACACGACGAACTCCTGTTATTGGTGGAGTAGTATTGTGTATTATGTGACCTGCATCAAAAATAATCAACCTGTTAGGTTCGCAGGCTATTCTTTCCCTAAGTTCAATTGGTACTGTAAGTGGTAGAATATTTTCCATTTCTAGCGCGTTGTGAGTTTGTTCAGAAACTGCAGTTGGGTGCAGCTCCAAGAATCCACCCACAACTTCGTTAAACTCTGGGTAATAAACGCAGCCTATTTTGGGCCCTCTAAATATTTTAGTGTCTGCATAAAGAAATGTATCTTCGTCAACGTGGGTTCCCAAGTATTGACCAGGTTTAAATGTTCTTGTCCAGTATTCAAAACCGCACAATTCTTCGATGGGGAATGGTAGATTATTTTCCCAAATTGCTTTAATCACTTTTTTTCTTGCTGTGTTTGCCGGTGATTTATGCCAACCATCCCAAAACATATATGGGGCATAAGAATCAGACTGCTCATTATGATAGCTGTTTAATTCAGAAGCTATTCGATCTTCATTACCCATTGAGATAGGAAAAAAGTCTTTTGTATTTTCTATCTCCTGCAAAAGACTTTTATCTTTTATATAGTCATCAATGACTATCATGTAAAATTAATCCTTAATGACTACAGTATGTCCAGATGCTGTTGGGATATGATATACGTTAAGACCAGATAGTGACTTTATGCTCTCATGCATTTCGTATGCTGAAGTATATTCGATCTCCGGGCCATAGACTCTTAAATCGTCGTTTGTATGTGATATCACCATAGTGCCGCCGGAATTTAATGCGTTACAGAAGTTTTTTACAAGAGATACATCATGACAAATATCAAATGTGCCTATAAAAATAAAATCAAATTGACCAAGATCTTCGTTTTCTACATCTTGCATTGTCTTTACTTCATAATTCCAAGAAACATTTTCATCGGCTAAACAATGCTCTAGATAATCAACATGATAGTTATTTAAAAGCGTAAGATCTGTTGAAGAATTCATTAACTTAGCGATGGCGTAATTAAAAGCTGGATTACTCATAAGGGTTTTTGTAGGTTTTGCTGCTAGATATAACATCTCTACGTACGATGAAGTATATTCAGATGCAACAGTTTCATTCCATACGGAATCTTCTGCTGAATAAACCTCAAAAAACCAAGTAACAAGATCTTTACCAATTGCTTCTCTTCTTTTGTCTATTGGAAGAGTAGTAATGTAATCATTTACTTTTCTGGATATATCAATAGTATCTTGAATATCAAGTGCCTTATACTTAACTAGTTGTTCCAGTCTAGAAAAATAAAATTTATTATTATCCATGGTTTAAAGCTCCTATTGCTAATTGACGCCAATACCAAAATCTTCTAATATTTAATATTAAAAATAATCTTTGGTGTTTTAGGTATGCATCTTCTGGTGCACCTGTATAATATTGCATTTGCGTTTGACCGACAACAAAAGCAGATGAAGATTCTTTATCAACTTTTGACAAATCTCTTGCAGCGCTCAGCAATTCATCAATTGTTATTGTGTCTAGTAGCTCTGGATCTAACCCAATCATAAACATGAAATAGGCCAATTGCTTTTCTATGTAGCTTATATTTTTTTGAGCATCGAACGGCATAAAAATCCTATCTTTATATTAAATCTTCGTCTTCTATTTGTACACTATCCTGAATCAGTGCTACCGATGGTGAAAAAAGACCTGCGCACTCAAAAAGTGAACCGTCATTAAATTTATAAGCACCGTCTTCTTTGGACCAAACTGCGTAATTATTTGCTTCTTGTATAATGCCAAGAGAATCTTCATTAATTAAGTTTGGATTCGACATATTTTACTAGTCCTTTAATCCGTCAAGAATCGTAACTTGATTAATCAAAGACTGAAACGCTAATTCCTGGTTAGAATCTAGTATGCTAGCTGGCTTTTCCATTGATGAAGAAAGCTCGTCTGAGTCAATCCCCAGAAGAGTAGCTAACATATATGTTGATTTCTCTAAATATGTAATAGCTTTGTTTTTTACAGAAAGCAGTTCTTCTGCGCTTACATTTTGCATAATGCTCCCTTATTAAAGGTTAGATATTTTTTCGTTGGTTACAGCTAATTTTTGAATTGTCCCAGCAATTAGTTCTTTTATTTTATATTCTGGATCTGTATCTTCTGAAGAAGCATTAGGATCAAAACTAAAGCCGTCAACATCGTAGACATCGGCGTCAACACCAAGTCTAGTTAAATTTCTGTACAAGTCACGCTCAAATTCAGCCTTTGCTGCATTGAGAGCAATTAATTTATCTGATTTGCTTATATTTGTAAATGCCATTTTTCCTCACCTTTTCAATTAAGCTACGTGTTAATAGTAACTAGGATACTTCAATTTTGATATCTAAAATTCTGGATTATTTAATTTTAATAAACCAGAATTTGCTGGACCAATTCTTTCACCTTTTTCATTTAAACCAGTTTTGATGCCTTTCATCCAAGTCCAGGGTTCTTCTACATTTTTCTTCATTTTTGCGTCCCCATATGCTGCTCGAGCATTCATTAATTCTGGCTTATCCCAAAGATTGTTTACTTCAAACTCTACTGATTCAAGTAAATCACTTTGGAAAATATTAAAGAATACAAACGGCATTCCTTCTGGGAATGTAACTGGTTCTCCTACTTTATCAATAGCCCAATTCATTTGGGATTCATCTGGCCACCAGCTACTTGGAATAATTGCAGACAATGGAGATGCTCCATCAAGCATGTAGTTTGGAGAACCGCTAATCCAAGTTCCATAACCCTCTTCAGTGCCAAAGATCCACCCAATAGAAAAAGAAACCATGCCTACAATTCCACCATGCGCGAGTGTTCTATCCTTGTAGGTCTCACCACTGAGAATTTTTACGTTAGTATTTCCACCATCCCATTGAACTACTACATCCTGGGGGAGTATTATTTCCCATCCATGTACATTGGCAGTGGTCATAGGCAGGCATTGGTAGGCGTGCTTTTTATATGTGTTGTCCATCCAGTCTCTTTTTAATCTAGACTGGACTATACTTGGTGGATTTTGATGTGTTTTAGTTAGTGTAACTTTCGTCATTTGTTATACCAATCCTTCCAACATGACTTCAATTGCTGCCTTAACATTTATTAAAGCTTGATTAGAGTTGGTTTTTCTATTTCCAGCGTCGAACGCCAAATCTAAAAGGTCAGAGTTACAGAATCTGTACATTTTTTTGCCATCTCTAGAGATAATAAACTTCTCAAAGTTACCTTGAACTGGTCCACCATTTGCTGGAAAACCACCAAATTGAAGAATTTCATAAAGCTTATGTGGGACTGAACCAGTGTCTTCATCTTTTTTGATGGTTACCATTTCGGTATATGGTAGATCTGTTTTATAATGACTCTGCATGTGTGCTTGCATCTTTTCTGCTGTTGCACTTGTATCTGCAAATTCTCCGTATGCAAACTCGCAGAAATCTGTACTTGGTATAGCTAGTACTTCAAAGCCTTGATCCTTATATTCGTGGTATAAAGACTCAATAATTGGGTATTGTGCTGAGTTGGCGCACTCTCCTGTTACATTTGTAATCAGAGTAACTTTCCCCTTATATTTAGATAGTATGTTTTCTTCTCCGTTGATAGAGTTTATAGACACCTCATACAATGATTCTTCAAATGTCTGAAGGATTGGGATCTCATTTTCCTCTATCATGACTGGCCCGGCATTGGATAGACTATGGGCTGATTCATACCTTTTGTTATGCCTGCAGTTTTATCAGACACAGGTCCATCGGGAGTGTGTCCGATAGCATACTTGTGATTATTGTCGTTATAGTCAAACATCGTAACTGCTGAATATTTAGTGCCACTAGTGACCTTTAAGGAAGCATGCGCGTAAATAAAAGTAGATGGGAAAATAATAATATCTCCTGCTTGAGGTTTGAAGTTAATATCCAGGTAAGGGAACCATAGTTCCCCGCCCTCATAATCATCATTTAGATATATTACCGAAGAAACAGTACAGCTATAGGAAAAACCGTGATCTGCGTGTATTGAAAAATGTTGGCCTGGATTGTATCTAACGAAGTTAATTGCCTCCATATAGTCCATCTTAAAATTGTAAAGAGATTCATAGTGCGTTAGGCATTTTCTGAGATGCGTTTCGACATCTTCATAACATTTTTTAACTTCTTCAAATTCTGGAGTAAGATATGGCCAATGATATGGGCTCATTTTCAAGTCAACACAATCTCTATACTCCGGCATTTTTGCATTATACCCGACCATTGCTTCAGACCACTTAAATAGCTCATGTGTGCTATCACCAATTGCAGCTTCTAATCTTTCTGGAATATTAAGCTCTCTTGGAATGGCGTTTCTATACAAATAAATTCCAAACTTTTTGTTATCCTCCGGATTAGCGCAGGCGCCTACGTGAAAAAATTCCATTTTCTTTCCTTTTGTAGATTGATTCTTTCCTTAGTGATATACTATATCACAAAACAAAGCCAAGGAGTGCATATGGATTTTCAGTCAGACGATAAGTCTTTAGTGGAACCAGGTTATTTTGGCTCATCTAAAGATAATATCATTGTTGTAGAAAACTTTGTAGAGTTAGATGATTTAAAAACTATACAAAACTTTTTACCCAATATCAATGAATGGATGGATGCTGGAGAAAATCAATATGCTGAGGACGGAACCTGCACCTATGACGCTTCATACTGGTCGAATAGACAATGTAGCTATGATATCCTTAATCGAATTAATTTAGATGTCTATAATTTAGTGGACAAATACATTTTAAAAATGAAGTATCTTTTAGAAGATACTTTTAAAGTTCAGGTTTCTGTTAGACCACCGGTTATCATTAGGTGGTTTCCTGGACTAGAGCAGCAACCGCATGCTGATAAGCAACTAAATGATGGTTCGCCAAATCCTTTTCCCACATATGATCTTAATTCATTAATCTATTATAACGATGATTTTGAAGGTGGCGAGTTATACTATCCTCAACATGATCTGGAAGTGAAGCCGAAACCTGGTTTAGCTGTAGCTCATCCTGGAGATGTTAATTATCTACATGGTGTGAAAAAAGTTATAAGTGGCGAAAGATTTACCACCCCTTCTTTTTATACTATAACTAAATTATTGTAATTTTTCTTTACGAAATAAAGATTTTAAAAGTGTTATATCTGCCCATATTGGGCCAATTATTATTATAAGATATATATACCCTGGCAAGCTTTTCTGCCAATTGAAAATATGATAGGTCATATTAGCAGTGAAGGTAACTACATAATTATACTTAGCTATTACTTTTAACCAGTTTACTTTATAATAAAGCTTAAGAGCCAAATACGCGTTAACAGATGATGCTGCTGCTGCCGTAAAGCAATATGATGCCCCAAGTTGGCCGATGTTTGATTGTTGAAAGTCAACACACAGTGCTAAAATAGCCATGGCTATGGCACCGTAATGGTGGTACTTTGTAGACTTCTGGAGCAGGTTGTCACTCTTAATTAAGGCCATTATATCTGAAGCCAAATACATTAACCCCAATGTTCTGATTGGTATATTGCTCCAAACATTGAATCTAATCTCTGTAATTATTAAATAGATCCAACCAATTGCGATGATAAAACTTATTCCACTTTGTATTAACTGACCAGAACTATAACTTTCTTTTGGATTAATAGATCCGTTTTTTCTAAATATTGAAAGAAATTTTTCATTATTTTGTAAATAATTTATTATCAAACAACAAACTAAAAAAGCGGACATAGGAATTAGATTCCATATGTCCGCCAAATTAGTTATCATTCTTTAAACTATTCTATAATTAGATTCTACTTAAAGAATGGTGGGAAGAATGGTGGGAAGAATGGTGGAAAGAATGGTGGGAAAAACGGTGGGAAAAACGGTGGAAAGAATGGTGGGAACCATGGTGGGAAATAAGGTGGAAAATAAGGTGGGAAATATGGTGGGAAATATGGTGGAAAGAAAGGTGCGTGTCTTTCATAGCTAATAGGAGTTCCAAGTGGAGTAACTGTAGTATCGGTAAGAGCTGTTTTTACCTGATTTAAGATCGCAGCATTGGCTGTAGCAGTATCTATTGGTGTACCTACTGCAAAGCCAGCATTTGTGATTGTGGTATTGGCTGCTGAGTCAGCTGCTCCGTGCAGCTACAGTTGGCTTAGGGGCTTTTCTATTTTGCTTTTTGCCATCATCTGTTGCCATATTATGCTACCATATCTCCTAGGGCAACCCAAGTATCGGTTGCGCGTTTAATAAGTGTAGCAGATGACCAAGTTGTGCGCAACTTGAGACCTGGAGTGCCGTTGATTGTTACACCAGCCTGTGGAGTAAGAGTAGTCTGTCCAGCTCCTGTCTGAAGAACTGTCAATGTTGTGCCCACTGGGAAAGCTACGTTTGCATTAGATGGCACTGTGAGCGCATTGCCTGAAGCAACGTTCATTTCTACCATTTTGCCGCTGTCTGCCAATACTAAAGTATATGCTGCTGTTTGAGCGTTAGTGACTGTGTCAGTAATGATTCTTTGATAGTTTGTGCCATCGTTTGTGAATTCCCAACAGTCTGTCGTTTCATTCCAACGAAGAACAACATTTGTTGAAGTACCACGCTCAACTTCAATACCAGCATTTTGTGATGGAGTTCCTGCTTCATTATTATTTAATATAATGATGTTATCATCAACCGTTAAAGTCTCTGTATTAAGCGTTGTTGTTGTTCCAGAAACTGTGAGGTTTCCAGAAACTGTGAGGTTTCCTCCAACTGTTGGATTAGAAGTGTTGACCCAAGCGGAACCATTATACTGAAGAAGCTGGTTTGCAGATGCGCTAGTAATTGTTACATCACCAACATCGTCAAGCGTGTTGATCGTTGGAACTGACGAGTTAACCCAGGCAGAACCATTATATTTAAGGAATTGGTTTGTTGCATTACCGGTTATAGTTACATCGCCAATATCATCGAGATTATTGATTGTTGGAATAGCACCCCATTCAATTCCTGCTGCTGCTGATGAATTTGCTTTCAGATAATATCCGTCTGTTCCAAGTGAAAGAACAGCTGGAGTATCATTTGCTGTAGCGGTAAAAATGTCGCCTTTAGCATTTGCTGCAGTTTTAAGAATAGCTGCATCGGCTACGAAGGCAGTGGTGGCAACTTGAGTATTGTTTGTGCTTGCGGCTGCTGTTGGTGCAGTAGGCACTCCAGTTAAGTCCGGGCTAGCTAGAGTTGCATAGCCAGCAAAAGATACTGAAGATGTTTGTGTTCCAGTTACTCTTCCATATGAGTCAATGGTCTGAGCACTAATAAAAGAGGTAGTATTTGAGCCAGAGGTATTTGTCTGGGTGACTGTAGCAAGATCGATACTATCAGAATTGACTACAATTCTGTTACTCGATGCAGTAACGACATCAAGTTGATTTCCAGTTTTTGTCATGCCGCCACCAGCAGATAAAGTTGCTGTTCCAGTGAACTGGGTGTATGTTAACTCATCAGTGCCAAGAACAAATGCACCAGCAGTGCCAGAGCCAGTTGATGTAAGAATAAAACCTTGACCAGAGTTTGCTGATCCAGAAAGAACCAGAAGTGCATCACCTGTTTTTAGTGTACCAGCTAAGCTATTATTTGCGTCTGCTCTACGTGTAAGAATGAATGCAGTTGTTGATGTAGCACCTTGTTCAGTTACAGTGTAAATACCATTATGAACAGCGTTTGCTTGGTTCTTAACCAATATAGCCTGGCCAGTTGTGACCTGTGAACCGTCAACGGTTAGTCTGCCATTTGAATCACCAGTAAGAGTTGCTCCTACGCCATTTGTACCATTAGCATAAGTGGCTGTTGGCAGTGCTGCAGCTGTTGCTAAATTTGCAACTTCGTGCCAGTTAATTCCTGCTGCTAATGAATCTACATATCCCCTTGTGGCAAGTGAGGTTGATGTTGTGCCTGCATTTGAGCTGACAACGGAAAGAACATTCAAAGTACCATCTGATGCTATATTGCCAACTACTGTACCAGATGAGTTTTTAAACTCTGCCAACGGAGCACTTGCTCCAGCAGCTGCTTTAATTACAAAAGATTCGTCGTATACGGTAATCTCAGGTGCGGTTTCAATTCTTAAGCGGGCCATGTTACTCCTAGTGTAAATTCATTAAAATCAACTAGGGATATAGTAATGCAGAAACTTAAAAGTTATTGTGTTATTCTCTTTAAAAATTCTAACATTTTTCCAACATATTTGACTCTGCCAAAGTGGGTCAAATTAATTGTTGGATCTACCCAAATTTTTCCACCCATCTTCTGCCAGTAACGACAGAACCCATAGTCTTCAGACAAAAATCTGCCATCGTCATCTACATAAGAGTTAAATAATGCATAAGCGTTTTCTGCTTCTGCACCGTGTAAGGCTCCTGTATCATCTTTGTACTTGAGCTTTTTATACTTTTTAAACATCTTGTCAAAGACTTGACGCTTGATGAGCATAAAGCCAGTCCCGGCTTCATAACATTCGATTGCTCCGTTATCAATATTTAATTGATTCTCACCTGGCTTGGTCATATGGACTACGTATCTACTAGCGTATTCCATAAGGTCTTGGGCTGGCAAGTCAGCTTGTGCACCTTCTTTTACTTTGTCCCAATTAATTTCTTTGATTGGGTAAGAAGCGGTCATGACATCTTTATCGTGCCACAAGAGTTTTAATATAGCTTCTTTGTCGAATTGAAGATCGACATCTATAAATACCATGTGGGTAAAGTCTGGACTGCCCATGAACTTAGCAACAAGATTATTTCTTGCGCGGTTGATCAATGAGTCAGATATTGTGCAGACTGAATACTTTAAACCTATTTCTTTAAAATAGAGACAAGCTTGTAAAAAGCTCATCATAAAAGGTTCTGTTACATGTGAGTCATAACAAGGAAGTGCAAAGAATACATTCC